CGCGCCCGCACTCGCCTGTCATTGGAGCGCCGCAGTGACCGCAGAAAATCTTTCCGGCAAGAAGATACGCCACTTTTGCTTTTCCACGGGCAGGGGCAGCTTCGTTAACCTTCAAGCGGGATTGAACGGCAATCCACGCATCGTCGGCAATAATTCGCGGGATGATGCCCTCCCGCCGCATTTCCTTGTACTTATATACGCCTATATATTTCTCATTCCGGAAAATATTTTTGAAACTGCTCTTGTTGAATTCTGCGCCGCTTGCTGTCCTGTAACCCCTGGCGTTGAAGTCTGCGCAGATCGAGGCGGCTGTTTCCCCGTCACCGTATCGGGAAAACGCTTCCTTCACCAATGGGGCTGTCAGGGGGTCAATGACGTACTTTTTATTTTCAATTTTATATCCCAGTGGGATTTGACCGCCCAAACAATTTCCCTTAATGGCAGATTCCCGCATTCCCCTGGTTATTTTTTGGGACAGCTCTAGAGAATAATATTCCGCCATACCTTCCAGCAGGGCTTCCAGAATCACACCCTCGGGGTTCTTGGAAATGCCCTCTTTCGCGGATTCCACGTTGCAGCCGTTCTTACGGAGCCGCATGCGGGCAATGGCGCTGTCTTCCCTGTTCCGGGCAAATCTGTCCAGTTTGTAAACCAAAACGGTTTTCCATGACGATCTGGCGCTGTCAGCAAGCATCTGCTGGAACGCTGGCCGCTTGTCCATGCTTGCGTGGGCGGAAATCGCCCGGTCAACATAAATGGCGGCAACCCGATAGCTGTGGTGCTTGCAATAGGCTATCAGCTCCCGGAGCTGCCCTTCGATGGACTGCTCTGTCTGCCGGTCGGAGCTGTAGCGCATATACAGGCAGCAGACCGCCTCGCAGTCCGATGAAAGAACGGAGGGATTATCCGCAAACTGCTGTCTTTCCTCCGGCGTAAGAGCCGATAGATCAATTGGTATTGTTTGCATCGTGTTTACTCCTTTTTGCGTTTCGCTTTATCACAGTTCGGACGATATACAGGCATGTTCCGATAATGAAAAAGGCCGCGACATAAACGATCGGCGAGGCGTGGCCGGACTGGAACAGGCCAAGATTCGGGTTTTGCATATCCAGAAAGACATATACCATAAGGAAGATGCCGAACAGAACCGCAAGCCCTGCGGCTCCATAAGTCACATGCTTCCAGTTATACCGGACGGCGGATATTTCTTTATCCATCATGTGGCTGCGCTCTTCCAACCGGGAGATGGCGTTATCTTTTTCCGAGATAAGTTCTTCCTTGTGTGAAATTTCGGTTTTCAGCCGTTCGATTTCCACACTCTGGTCTTGCTTCGGCGGGGACAGCTCCATCAGCTCATCCGGGGACAGACCAAGGTCAATGGCAATGGCGGTCACGTCATAGATACTTGGACCCGCCAGGTGGCCGGAGAAGAACTTTTTAACCATGGATTCACTCAGCCCTGTGCTGTCGATAATCTGCTGATTGGTTTTGTGCTGTTCCTCCTTTGCCCATTTCATCTTTGTGGGCAGATTATCACAAATTGTCGATATTTGTTGTATTATTTTCCGTTTTTCCATTTTCTGCTCGCCCTTTCCGAAAAAATCCTACGAATTACGCTGAAAACGACTGAATTACCCGGATGCACCTTTACGTCACCACCGGCTAAACAGTATTATCATACTAGCCAAAGGTAAGGGACACACCATTCCGGCGGCGAGCCCCGTCACCTTGTGGCACGGGTGGCGGGGCGATTCAAAAAATTTTTTGAAAACCCCTAATTAGTCCGTTTTATTGGACAGATGGTATGTTATAACTATCGCACAAGCCGAACAAGCGTTCGATAATGATAAAAAGTAAAGGAGAGGTAGAAATGACAGCGGACGAAAAGGGCTTTATCAGCGTTTACCGGACATTAACAGACGAAAACAAACGGAGGCTTCTGCGCTTCCTTTCTGATCTGCTGTCCAAACGGCCACCACTTGATAAAACCGCAGATTGTGGTATAATAAGTGATGAAACCAACAAAAAACCAACTGTGGAGGTGTAAAAATGTGCAAGCCGGTAACTTCTACGGAAGAAATCATTGAGGCTATCAAGAAGGGTGTCAGGTCTGCGAATTTGCCCATTCGTGATACTGACGAAGAAGGGCCTTTGTTGAAGCAAGAGAAATCTTCACAATCAGAGAAATGTCATCCTGTGAAAGAGTGATCTCATCGTTCCAAGATTCACTTGTGAATTTCAAAATGTCCTTTAGAACATCCTCGTTGTGCATAGACGCATACAACATAAATCCGTCATAATCTAATTTCATGCTATTTACCTCCGTTCTGTTTGTCTTTAAGGGAGAGGGCATAGGCGTACAATGCCCCCTTTTCCTCTGTAGATAAAGAGCGGTACATCCGAAGAATATTTTCCTCCCCGATGTCATTAGGCATCGGGGCTTTTTCTGTTTCCGGGGCTTCTTCGGAGAAGTAGGAGACAGGTACGCCGAAGTAGTCGGAAACACGTTTTAAGTTCGCAGACCTAAGCGTTGCTCCACTCTTCCACTTTGTGATTGATGAACGCGCAAATCCCAACTCATCAGCGACTACAGAAGGGGACTTATTCTTTTGGTTGCATAGTTCCAAAAACTTATCATAAAACATAGCTAAATTTCCTCCATACACTTTGTACAATTATACAAAGTGAATTAAATATCGTTTTCGCTATTGACAAAGTGAACTAAGTGAATTATAATAGCCCCATGAACACCGATTCCAAAAAGGGTGCAGAAAATCACGGGGTATGAAATCCGAGTTTTCGGAAATTCAAACTCCGGCGAGTAGCGGATGGTTTATTGTTTCGGCAAATTCAGTATACCATGCGCTACTCAGATTTTCAAGTCTTTTGTGGAAAAAATGTTCAGAGATTTCATCTAAGGAGGAGGGACAAATGGATGGCAAAACTGAACCTCCCGCAGTCTTACGGGGAGCGGGAGAAACTGGCAAAGTATATCCGGCAGACGCTGAACACCTACAATCTTCGGAACAACTGGCTGATTCAGCAGCTTCGGAGCGAGGGCTTCATCATCTCCAAGACCCAGCTGTGCGACGCGCTGGCACTTCGATACACCGCCCCGAAGGTGGACGAGTTTCTGGCCAGAGCGGAGCAGATTTGCAAGCTGTACGAGCAGAGCTACTTCGGTCAAACGCGATCCGGGAGCTTGGGCAGCGGGTCAGAGCATTCATGAAAGAGCAGCCGGACATCTACGAGCGGATTTACCGCGAGACATACGGCAGAGCGCCGAACTTTTGAAAGGAGTAATTTATGGCGAAATACAAAGTTGGGGATAAGGTGCGGATTGTAGACCACCGAACCGATAACATGCACCATTTCGGGAAAATGGACAAGTGGCTGGGAAAAGTTATGACGATCAGAGAATGCCTTTTGTCCGGATACTGGATGGAGGAAGATTACGGCGAAAATATCGGATTCGGCTGGCGCTGGGATGATAGCATGATTTCCGGCCTTGCGGAGCCTGAGCGGGAACCCTGCACCGTGGAACTCCGCTTTGACGGGATGATTACCACGGCCGCCCTGAAACGGGGCGGGCGGGACGTGAAGACCGCAGAAGCCCGGTGCAATCCGAAGGATACCTACAGCAGAGCGGAGGGCGCGAGGGCCGCCGTTGAGCGGCTGTTCGAGAAGAAGCGCAAGGAGGACAAGCCGAAGATCGGGGACAAGTTCGTTGTCACGGTAAAGGGCGGTAGGTTTGACCACGGTTTCGACATCGGTGACATTGTTACGCTGATAAATATCCAGCAGGACGGATGTTTCGGCTTGGTTGACAAGAGCGGCTTCATACAAGTACTTCATCCGAGTGAGGTTCGCCCCTACAAGGAGAAATCCAAATGATGCCGAACGAGGTTGCCCAGCTTCGCACCGTGGCGGAGATATTCCGCCGCTTGCGGGAGGAAAACGTTAAGTTGCGGGAATCCTTGGGCATGGAAACGGAGGAACGCAAGGCGTTTGACGATGAGAACGTGGAGCTTTTCGATGTAGTCCACAAAAACCACGACAGGAGGTGAACGATATGGCAAGCAGAAATAAGCCCGTGGATGCCCGGTGGGAGCCGGTGCCGGAGAACCGGAAGCCGTTCAATATCAAGGAATGCGTTTTCCATGTTCTCCCCTATGCGGGGCTGAATCTGGTGCTTTTCTGGTGGCAGCAGGCCGATTTGCTGGCAGACAAGGCGGCAGTTCCCGCAATGTGGGTATGCGCCATCCTGATGGGTGCCGGTATCGGGCGTTGCATCAGAGGGCGATAAAAAGCCGCCCCCGATGTTACAGCACCGGGGACGGCAAGCGATATAAAAATCTCTACTATTTACAGTATATCAAACTGAGAAAGGAAAGTCAATGGACGTTTTTGATAGCATGGAGCCGTGGCGGCAGGCTGAACAGTTGGCGGCGGATGCTGACTCTCTGGAAGCGGCACTCCCGAAGTGTGCCAGGTGCGGATGTCCCATCACAGACAGCAAACTGGTATATATCCCGGTGCATGATGAGTTCTACTGCCTAGATTGCATCGATTCCATGACGGAGTTCAACGAGGAAGCGGAGGTGGAGGAATGATACGGAAAATTCCAACCGCGACCATGAGCAAAGAGGAATGGACAGCGCTACGCTCTACCACCATTGGTGGTTCGGATGCCGCCGCCATTCTTGGGCTGAACCCCTACAAGTCACCGTATGCCCTGTGGGCGGAGAAAACCGGGAAGGTCATCCCGGAGGATATTTCCCAGAAAGAGGCGGTACGCCTCGGCACGGACTTGGAGGAATACGTAGCAAAGCGGTTCACCGAAGCTACCGGGAAAAAGGTACGCCGGGAGAACTACACCGTATTTCGGGACGATATGCCCTACGCCCACGCCAACTACGACCGGCTGGTCATCGGTGAACGGGCAGGATTAGAGATCAAGACCACGAACGCGCTCCACTTGAGCAAATTCAAGAACGGCGAGTTCCCGGCTACTTACTACGCGCAATGCTGCCATTACCTTCTTGTGTCCGGCCTTGATCGCTGGTATCTGGCGGTTCTGGTTCTGGGCATTGACTTCAAGGTGTTCGTCATCGAGCGAGACGAGGCAGAGCTGGAAGCCCTGAAAGAGGTGGAAGAAAGCTTCTGGGAGAACATTCAGAGCGAAACGCCCCCGGCCATTGACGGCATGGATTCCACCATTGACGCCCTGAACGCAGAGTTCCCGGCCAGCGATCCGGACACCGAAATGGATTTGACCGGCTGCGCCGTTAACCTGGCGATCATGGACGAATGCAGCCAGCAGATCAAGGTGCTGGAAGAAAAGAAAGCAACCGCTCAGGCGCGTATCATGGAGGCCATGGGAACCGCCGAGCGGGGCGGATACGGGAGTTACAGCGTCACATGGAAGACACAGAAGCGCTCCACGTTCGATAGAAAGAAGTGGGAGAAAGACCACGGAGAAATCCCACAGGACTATTTCAAATCTTCGGAAAGCAGAACTTTCCGGTTCAAAAAGGATGAACAATAATGGGAAAAACAAATATGGTAGAAATCGACACTTCCGCCACAAGAGAAGCCGTGTATGATTCCGGAAAGACGTTGGCAGTTCTCTCCGAGGAAATCGGGCGCTGCCCCAGCTATCTCAGCTACGCAGTCAATAAAGGGCAGATTCCGGAATATGCGTTCCGCAGGCTGTGTGTGCTCCTCGGCGTATCGGAAGGTGACCTGCTGAAAAAGCA